CCACCAACAACTTCCTAGGCTCACTCTCTAGCCAGGACCCACCGCGGGTACACGCACCGATGTACAAAAACCCCCTGTCGCACCCGACGACAGTTATCGACCCACTCCTTTTCCACCTTTCCTTTGCTTCCTGTTTTCCTATCGACCCTTCGAGAGGCGGCCAGAGGTGCGAACACGTACGCCCTTACCTGACCCACAGAGACCGGGGAGTCCGTTTATCAGACGGCCCACCGTAGCGCGCAGTTTTAGGGCAAAGCCCCTATACCTACGCCCCGACCCAGGATCAACCTCTCTCCGGTGTTCGGAATTTCGACAAACCTAGCTCGGTTTATCACCAGTCCACGCAGTACTCAGCTGCGAGCTTTTTCACGTCAGCAACGACGAAGTGGTGTTGGCTGTGAACGTGATCACTCTCGATCACGAGCGCCGGGAGGGGGAGAATAGAGAACCGACGAAGGGAAGGTTCGGGGATTCGCCGATGGCTATTGAGTAGCACGAAGGCGATTACGTATGCATGGTCCCGCCGGGGACGAACACACACAACCCGGCACCGAGGTCTCACAGCGATCTTTCTCAAGGATCACCAACCCTCGGTAGGTGCGCTCTTAACGCACCACCCCTAATTCAAGTCGGCCACCGGGACACATACCGGCATGGGACACCTGCAGCGAAAGGAGCCATCCTCGGGCTGTCAGTAGCCCTGCGCAGGCACCGCTAGCGCTCACCAAGAGCACCCGGCGACTGCCTCCTCGTAGGTTGGAAGGATACCACCTGGGTCAAACCAGGAGGTAATCACAGAGTGGGGGACGTACCTAAAACGAACGGTACTCAACGGCTCTGTGATAGCCTTCCAAAGCAGGGAACGGGAAGGAGCAAAGGAGCGAACAGGAAGGGTGTTCTTCAAACGGAAGTCAAAGGACCGAGACGAATCCAACGTCTGCGTACCCCCCATGGGATCCTTGACAAGACAACCGAGAAGATCGCTTGACCACCGCATCCAGCGCTCATCAACGGAGACGACCGGCCTAGCAGCCGTGACATCGAGACACCACTGAATGGCAGATCGAGTCACGTCTATGGACCTCCAAGAGTCTCTCCACTTCAGAGCGCAGCACTCCCTTGCTGCTTCATGGCGTTCCTGGGCAGACAACAAACCGATGTCGACCTCGCAGACTTCGTCGCGAGGCAAGCACACATCGTGTTTCTTGAAAGCCGCAGGATAGGGAAAATCCGGTAGGTCATGGAGGCGAAACTTGACCAACATCCGGTGGGCTAAGGCCCCGCGAAAGCCGAGACGTGGTAAGGAGACACCCGTGGAACGTAGAGTCCCGACGTGCCACCTAAACCACTCACGAGCAGCGCGAAAGCGAATTTGCCCCGTTGAAGACCCAAGAAAGTTTAAAAAGCTTGAGCCTAACGACCCCTGGTACTCAGGGTCGTTAAGCATCTTCATACGGGCTGACCACACCGGAACGAGTTGGTCGCCACACCACGACAGTAGTGTGGAATTTATCGTTCCGAAACCCTCCTCCACATCGGTCTTGGTCTTCTCGACGGTAAGCCCGACATCCTCGACGACGGAAACCCACTTGTGAAAGTGGCCGTCGGCCTGATAGAGGATATCGTCGCCGTTAATGAGAAGAGGGACGTCGGTGTACTTAACCCCTGTGCTGCGAAAGGACCACCCAAAAGCCAGGTAGTTCTGAAGACACAAGAAGGGGAAGGACATCTTCGATCCCATCATCTGACCGACCGATGGTTGGACGACAACGCCTCCCTCGAAAAACGAGAGGAGAGGTCTCATGGTGCGCCGCGCGAGAGCAACAACTTCCTGAGGAACCTCAACAGAGGTCTCAGAGAGGACGTCGAGGATAACCTCGCACACCTCTATTGGCAAGTTGTCAGTCGCCGAAGCGTAGTCACCAGAGACTAGCACGCCGTTGCCGAGACGAAAACCGGCTTTTCCCAGAACCTTGGTGTCAGGCGGTCCGCGCAGAAGCCACTTCTGGACCGAAAGCTGATCATAGACGCACTTATGGAACGGATCCAAAAGTATAGCGTCATGTTCAAACTTGGTCAGAGGCCGCGGCTTACCAGCGGACTGAACGACAAGCGCCTGCGCACCAACGGGCCTCGAGGAGATCCCCCGCCCCGTCATCACCTGGTCGAGAAACTCGGCCTGGGCATACCGTCTTCTAGACTGCTCTCCGAGAGAGCCCCCCGTGGATCTAGATCCACGAGAAGGGCAATCGCCGGGGAGAGTGTCGAAGACGGCACATGATGATAGGGGAGGAGCGGTGATCTCGCACGATCGCACATAACGGCCTGAATCCCACCCCTTGGGAAACAGGCGCTTCACTGTGCGTCGTACGAACCTGAGGTAACCGGACGGTAAACGCCGAGGTTCCCGGGAAAAAGAGGAGACAAGCTTGTCAAGCATGCGTCGATCCATACACGGACAAGAAGGGGGCAACCCCTTCTTGACCGACTGGAAAGACAGTTGGGCAGACGGATCGTCAGAGACGACACTGCCCAAATAGCCCTTGACAAGCCCGGCCAAATCCTCGCATGAGTAGTAGGCCCCCCGCAGGGCGGGGGCTTCAAGCTCAAAAATGGCCTGCCAGGAGCTCACGGCACGAATGACGAAGTCAATCGTGCGTGAGCGGTAGGCGCGGCAACACCTCTTGGGGTGCCCGCGGAAGGTGCAGGACAACTCGTTAAAAACCATCCAGGTCGAACCGACTAGGATACCAACGAGCGTGTAGGCCAGAGACTAAGAACAGCAGTCTCTTTTTGGTCCATACACCTTTTTCGCGCGAAGCGCAGGACGTCAACCGGACGTCGAGGAGTTCGTCAA